GTTCTATAAAGTTCAGTGGCAAATCCGTTATCGTTGGCGAATTTCTTATACTCGGCTAATAACTTATTGGCTTTAACTTCATATTGTTTAGATAATTTCTTATCGGTTTTATTATATATCATAGATTGTTGCTTATACAACTTAATTCTTCGTTCCATTTCCCGCATTTTAGCGTTAATCTCTCGTTCTTTCTTAATATCTTCACTAGAATACTCTTTTGGCGGTAATTGACCTGTATATGCGATTAGTCGGTGGCGACATGAGAACCCACATATTATCATATTATTCCACCCGCCTTTTGTTTCGGTAGCCATTATATCAGGTAGAGAATAAACCCATTGATTACCTATCTTCCTTATTCGGTAAGTGGAAATTCGTAAGTCGCTATAATCACTCTTTTTGACTACTCTTTGCGGGTTTTCAGCGTGTTCCGTTAAACTAACTAAATGTCCCTGTAATTTTTCACAGCGTTTGCTACAATCTGGGTGGCTACTTATGTATGCTAGTTCTATTCCATCTCGTTTAAGTTCTTCAATACGTTCCATTTGTTTTTGGTATCTTAAATCAATCTCGGCTTTTTGCCATAAAGATATAGGTTGCTTTCCACCTTCTCCGCTTCTAGTGGTGGTTTCCGCTAACTCGGTCATCTTGTCTTTAAGTGCTTGTGGGTAATTCTCAATATAAGGACTTCCCTTTGCTTCCGCCCATAGTGAGATATATTCTTTTTTAGTTTGTAAATCAACCCCAGAGAAAAGGTTTTTAGGTTCAGTAATAATTTTATTCAACTCGTAAGGGTTTTTCGGCTCTGGTAGTCCTAAACCAATAAAAATACCCACCGCTAAAAGATAACCACGAATAACTTTATCGTAATACTCCTTAATCATCTTCTCGCTAACTATCTCTAAACCTTTGATGTATTTTGTTCTATCGTAAAGTTTAGGTGGTAGTTTCTTATCTACAAGTTCAATGATGGCTTTAATTCTTTGTTTAAGTTCGTATTTAGATTTTTTGAAAAGGGCGAATTCATTGATTAGTTTTTTAATCTCGGTTTCCGCTCTCTGTATAAGTGGTAAAAAAGTAGATTGGTATTTTGTTTCAGTTAATCCGCTTTTCATTTTTGTAAGTAATCTTTGTTTTCGGCAGGTTCAGTGCTTCCTTCTAATTGGTCGCTTTCTTCTTCAATAGGTTCTTCTTCCCCTAATTCCCCAAAACTATTCATAAATTGGTCTTGTTCTTGTTGTTTGAGTTCTTGTTGTTTAGAAATGGCTTTTCCCACTTTTGCTTGTATTCCTTCTTCGGTCAAGTCAGGGTTCATAATTCTAACCGCTTCTTCAATATCAATTAAACCAATATCTAGTTCTTCCTTAACACGATTGAGTAATCTATCTTTATTGATAAGACTTGGACTAGCGAAATCAACGGTTATATTACACGGATAGCCATAAAAGTTTAAGGTTGTTTCTAGTGCTTTATTTAATGCGTTCTTAAAGTATGCTCTTGTGTGATAGATAAAAGCGATTGACATATCATCTTCACTATCTACTTGTGTTGCGGTCATTTGAGAAGCACCGTTAGCTAAAAAACTTGCTAAAATCTTTGGCGACATTCCCCATTTAACCGCTATTCGTTTAAGGCAGTTCTCCATAATTGATTGCCATTCTTGGCTTCTTAACTCAAATTGTTGGACTACTATTTGTTGCTTGTCTGGATCAACACCTTTGACTGTTTCGTATTTTGTTTCCCCAATTCCACCTAAAACTGATTGAGATTGTAAAGTGCCTAACATTGTATCGGCTAAATTAAGACTTTTAGGGACATAAACCGTTCCTTTGCCTAAATACATATCTCTTATTTGATAACTACTTGCTAATTCATAGGTAATTAAATCATCTTGAATACCTACTATCATACTTTCCCCAAAGTTAGTGCCTGTTGGAACACCTAAATCTATCTCTCCATTGAGTAAAGGATAAACCGCTAAATCTGGGAAACCTAACTCTTGTGGTTCGCCTATTCTAATTGTTCCATAGTCTAGTTTGATTGCGTCCCTAATTTCTTTTGGTAGTTCTTCCCAATTTAGAGATGTCTTTTGTATGTTTTGTGGCATTAAATTATTATTAACTGTGCCTGTAACTCTATGGACTTTATATTCAATCATAGCGACTTTATCGCCTTTTTTACGGACTACTTCACTTGATCCATCGGCTTTTATCTTAATTAAAGGTTCTAGTTCTTGGTAATATCTATGTTCTACTAAAAAGAATTGGTTGTTTGATTTACCTTCTCTTGTATCTACATAGTTTCTAATAACGAATGTTGCTTCTTTGACTTCATTTCTAAAAGTGGCGGAATAAAAGCAGTTATCAAATCTTACCGCTTCCCACCAAACATTACCATCTATTGTCTTATTGAGTTTGATACAACTTGTTCCTACACCAAGAGCAAACCCAACACCACTATAAACCGCTTTTAATATGTTTTGTTCTTCCGCCCATTTTGAAACGAAATCTAGTGTTTTGCTAGCATTTTCATAATCTTTACTATCACATTTGAATAAAAGTTTTTCCCCTACTACTTGCTTTGTTAGTCCTGTAATAAGTTTGTTAGCAATACGAGTAGAAATAATACCTGATATACCGCCTTGATGTAAGTTCCATACATAACCATCTAGCCATTGAATAGCAACTCGGCAATATCTCCACGCCCAATCTCTATAATAGGTTGGTATCATAGCATAAAAAAGACTATTGTTAGCGTATGAATAGGTATCATTTACCGCACTTGCTAAACCCGTTTGCCACGCTGGTATGTCCGCATTATCTACTATCTTCTCGTAATCGCTCATAGGATATTATCCCCCTTTTATGCTTCTGTTTTAGTAATCTTGTCAGTTAGTTCTCTTAATAGGTCATCGGTTGCTTTAATAACATCTTCAACCCCTAATTTTTTCGCAATAATCATCTCTAATCTTAATACATCTACTAACGATTGTGTCATTTGTCTTTGATAGACTATATTTAAGATTTGCATACGGAACATCATTTGAGCTAGGTTCTTGTCATTAAGGTTTCTAATATCTAACTCACATTCCCCAAGTTTGAAATCCTTATCCGTTAATTTGACAGGCATTTTCGCTTCTTTGAGTGCTTGTTCTAACTCCTTAATTTGTTCCTTTGTTGGTTCAGTATCTTTAACTACTGCTTTCTTCATTTCTTCTTTAATTTTGCTTGACATAATTTACTCCTTTAATTTTATTTTAAGTCAATTTTAATTTTCGTTCAATATCGCACTTATCAACATATTATTTTTACCCATTGATTTTACGATGTTAAAGTATTGTATGTTCTCTTGGTTGGAATACCAGAAATAAGTAATATAAGTCCAAGCATCGCAAACATCATTCGGCACTATTGGGTCATATCCGTTTTGTTTCTCGTTCCAAACTAGACTTTCAATTTGTTCGGCTAATACATTTACTTCCTTTTTAATAAACTGATTTTTATAATAGTCAAAGTATCCGCCATAATCAACTATATATATGTTATCATTTGCGATTGCGGATTGACATACCCCTACCATTTCAATAACGGTTTTCTTTTGTATTGGGTTAATATCAACTCTATCCCCCAGAAAAAATCGGCACTCTTGTATTAAGTCAGGTGCAGCACTATCTATTCTCATATAAATTGGGACAGGGTGCATATTTGGATGTTGTCTTGCTTCTTCCGTTGTTCCCAAGTGGTATCTTTTGCATAAGTCATCAAACCATCTCGTTAATAAGTTCTGGACTAACTGATGATAACCAATAACTGCGTCATCTTTTGGGTTGTGATAGAAAATCGGCAATACTACACATTGTCCGTTGGTTAATAGAGCCATAGGAACGAATGCACTGCAATCTCTCGTAACCGCACCATCTCCACCTATTACTACTGCTGCTATTCTTATGTTCGTGCTTTCAAACAATCTATCTAGGTCTAATACTGATATAATATGCTTCTTTGGTCTAAACATAGGATATACGGTAGAAAATCCCCCCGTTGCGATACCGCCATAGAGCCAATTATAGTATTCAGGTTCTAGCATTTTACATTTTAAGATTTCTTTTATATCAAAGTCGTTAAGGAATGGGACTATATCTTCCCAAGTCATTTTAACCACTAGCCAATCATCATCTCTTTTACATTGTTCGGCAAATAGATTGAACCAATGGGCTGCGATAGATGGTGGGTTTCCTAGACATAATAGTTTAGGGTTATCTCGTGTAAAGTTTCTTCTAACTGACGCTAGGAATTGGTCGTAACTCTCTTTGTCTTTGAATTCTTGGGTTTCTTCTAGTATTACCACCTTTACGGGATGAGATGTCTTTAACCCCTTTGTTCTATCTTTATTACTTCCACCAGCACCAATGAAATATACCGTTCCACTATTATTAACTCTTTCTATTCTTAAAGGGCTTTTCTTAAATACGAATTGGCTTTGGATTTCTTCTGGTAAATCGTTTAATGCTGCTTCAAACTCGGCAAATGAGCTATCTTGCATTGATCCATAACTAGAACGGGTAACTACTATATCGTAATTGGGATAACTCAACATACATAATATAGCAAATATAACTGTGTTCTTGGTCTTGCCACTAACTCTCCCCGTCGGCAGTAAAAAATAGTTCTTATCACTTTCTATAATTTGTCGCCATACCTTTGGCATTGTTATTTCGGTCATCTTTTACCTTCTATGTTTTCCGCTACTTCTTGGGTTAAGCGTTCTAATCGGTCTTTATCGGTAGAGCTATCAACATAAACAACCTTAATGCTTTCCACTTCTCTATTAGTGGTTTCAGTAGGTTCAGTTCCATAATCTTCTCTCGCCCTTCTCTCTAATAGCCACATAGTAGATTGATAGGAGATGTTTTTATCACTGTTATTTAATATGTCTTGTTTTTCTTCTATCCACTCGGCTTTTTTCATTTTTAGTTTTTTTATCATAGATATTGGCGTGTATAAATAGCACTTTTTCCCGTTTCTGTCAATTTCTTTTGATTCAAACTCTTTTAGTTCAACGGTTACATCGGTATCTGGGTTGTTCTCTAATTCCTTCATAAAGTTGTCATATAGATTGAGCCATCGTGTAACATAAAAAAACGGAATTCCCGCCTTTTCGCAGGCAACCCTTAATGATAGTCCTTTTCTTACCGCAACACATAGAGCAGTTAGTTTGTCATCACTTATGTTTAAGACAGTTTTTCCGTTTATCATACTTATATTTTAGTCTTTAATTACATCTTTTTCAATTTCGGCTTTATGAGAGTGATATAACCAACTAATGATTTTATAGATTACCCACCCTATATCGTAAATAATGGCAAATGGTAATATAATCGCAAAGAATATACCAAGTAAGATGTTGTATAGACATTCCGCTATCATTTCCGTTTCTCCTTAATTTTCTCTTTCAGTTTATACCAACATAATAACACTAATACTTCAATAATTCCAAATAAAAGAAATCCACCCATAATCGCACCAATATAAACAAGCATTTTTAGATACTCAACTGCGGTCATTTTAATTCCCCTTTCGTTAAGGCCCAAGTTTTACCGTAATCAGTTAAGTATTTACAAGTATGTCTATCAACAACCAATGTCTTATAAGCAAATGATAATCTAACTTTATCAGCGTAGTTTATTTCCCTTTGAGTATTGCGATAATAAACACCATTTTTCAATGCCTTAAACAATATAATCAGTTCAATACCTAATTCTTCTTCAATATCTTCCAAACGGGCTAATTTGTTGTAAATGTTGTCTTGGTTTTCGTTATAGATTTTTTCGCTTTCAGTAGTGGTTGTAATTTGTGTGCTTCCTTTAAGTGTGTATCTCATTCTGCTACCATCCTAATTTGTAATTCGTTATTTCCATCAACCGCACTAATGTATTTTTGGCAGTATATATCGTTTTCAAAGTCATATTTCCAATAAAGGTCAGTTAAGTAATAAATATCTTCTTGCTCGGTATGTAATGTAATAATTTGCCTATCTTCGTAAAAGTCATTAAAACTATAAGAGATACATATTTCCACATAATCTATAAAGTCTTGGTTGTTAGTTCCACCGCAACTCGTTAATAAAAGCGGGATAAGTAATAATAATCGTTTCATTGTTTTAACCCTTCCAACATTTCTTCTATGGTCGGCATATCGTTATCGTTAATAATAGCAAATGATATAAAGTCGCTTAATTTACAAACAAATACTGTGTTTTCTCCATCAGTAATAATTACCGCTTTTTGTCTAATTTCTAATTTTGGGTTAATGCTTTTTAATACATAACTAACCACTTTCTTATCAATATAATGATTTACAATAGTCATATTTTATTCTCCTTCTATCTCTATTTCTTCGTTAGCGTCTAATAATGGCAAATACCAATTACCTTCAATTTCTTCGTGGTTGTATGTTGGTTTTAATACGCCATATCTAATCGCTTCACTAATCGTTAGGTCTAATACTTTTTTTCTCATTGTTTGCTTCCTTTCTTAATGCTGGTATCAATTCTTCCGCTGGTATTCCACGCCCTAATGTATATTTTTCATAGGTTGGAGATTTCCAAAACAGCTCACACTCTTTGATGTCATTATCGTAATATAGGTATAAGTTGTAAAAATCTCTTTCCTTTTTGGTTAATTCTTCTGGTATGGTCTTATAGGTCTTAAACTTCCTTATGATTTCCCTTTCGTGCTTTTTCGGTATGATAATTTTTAAGGGGTTTCTCTTTATTCGGTTGTTAATTTTAGCCAAAGTAATTTTATAATCAGTTAAAATATTATCGTATTTATCACGGGATTTAATTTTAGTTTTTAATCGTGTAATTTCGGTCTTGTTGGCTTTGATCCACCTTATCGCTTCTATATAGTCATCGTGGGCTTGTCGCAAAACTGCTGCCACTAACTCAACCGCCCCATTATCGCTAATATAGTCCGCACTCGGTATTGGTGGTAATCTAATTAAATCTTCTTTGTTTTTTTTCTTATATTTCATTGTTAGGTATCTCCTTCAAACTTTCTTCTAGTTTATTCCAATTTAATACTGTTTCTTGGTATCGTTCTTTTAATGCTTCAAAGTCTATGCCACTATGTAATACTACTTTTTCAATTCTCAACAGAGCTATAAACTTTGCTAATTTGTCGCCCTTATTCATTTTTTCGGTAGTTCTTATAAGTAGGTCGGTTATCTTTTTATTATCAACTCCACAATCAATTAGAGCGGTAATAAGTAAGTCAATATATATAGTATCGTTTTCATCAACTACTACCCCTTTGCTTCTTAAATCGTTAAATAGTGGTTGTAAGTTTGGTGTTGCTTCCATCTCAACGCTTCTAATAAATCTTCCGTTCTCTTTAATCTCTTTCGTAATCATTGAGCGGATATAAGCACTCGGTTTATTGATATTAGATAAGTTCCTACTCTCTACAAACTCAACTACCTTATCCCAATTTACTTGATACCCTTTAAGTTCAAACTCTAATCGGTAGTAATCATCAGGGACTAGGTATTGTCTTAAACGATCCATTATTTCCCACTCTCCTTTTTGATTTGTTCCTTTTCTTCAACAGTTAGAGAATTAAACAAGTCATCTTTTAACAACTCATCTAAATTAAGCTCTTGCGTGTGTGCGGGCGTTTTTTTGCTACATTCACTTATCTTATCTTTACTTATCTTATCTTTACTTATCTTATCTTGGGTTGCCATTCCCGAGCCATTCCCGATTTGTTCCCAAACAAACTTTACTTCATCATTGTTTAATTTTCCTGTAATTGTCTTATTTTGAAGGGAGGTATTACAATGTTGGCATATAACTGATATATTATCTATTTCGTGTTTTCCGCCTAATGAAATTGGGACATTATGTTGTATAGTTGGTTTTCTTGTGTTATTTGATAAATCCATAGGTAAGTGGCAAACAGGACATATTTTCCCGTTAAATGCTTGTCTTATTTTGTAATCAAAAGAACTAGGCAAATCACTATTTTTTCTCGCTTCATACCTTAATTTTCTAGCTCCTTCTAATTCTTTTTTTTGTCCTATTTCTCCTAAAATTGTTTTGACTTCCTTTGTATAAATGTTATCGGTTTCTTCAAATGTATAAGCTCCGTTTTCATCTAAATAAAGTGTTAGGTCTTTTAGGTAATTACTTGGTTTATACCTATCTTTTCTTTTGGTATTGTGTATCCACCAATGCTTTACAATAATTAAACCTTTGACATCTAACAATAAAAATCTTTTTTCAATTAAGACTTCTAAATCACTTTGAGAAGAACCTGTAAATCTAATAATTTTATTAACATTATCACAAACTCCATCATCATCCGCTCTCATTCCAATATGAATATAAAGATTTTGGGTGGTAGGTGGCATATCTAAAAAAGCGTCAGTATCTAATATGTCTAAACTAAACATTCTGTGATTTGCCATAATTTTTCTCCTTTCAAAAATAAAAACCCAGCAATTACTCTCCCCCATATTTTTGATTTCATCGCTGGGTATCCATATACCCTTACTAGCTCTCTCTTACTACTATGGGGAAATAATAAGGGATATGTTGCTTTAATAATAAACCTAATCGTTCTCGTTTGTCAATAGTTTATAATCTAAAATTGTTGGTATGCCTAATTTTTCGGCTTCTTCTATGATTGGATCAATTAGTTTAGCCATCGCCTTACTATCGTATGAACTAGAACCATAATAGACAATAAGTGTCGTGGTGTTATCTACTTTGCCCTTTCTTAATACTTCCGCCCACCAGCCAATACCGTGTTTCCCCCAAGTTTTTACAAATGTTTCCACTGCTTCATCTTGGATAAGTATGTAATCTTTTTGTCCGTAGTCCTTTACAAATTGCCTATAAATGTTCTCGGCAGTATCTCCTAGTTTCTCGGCTATCATATTTAAGAGTTTCCAGCAATAAGCATTTTGAGTAAGTGTTCTTTTTTGGTGGTATTCCTTAATTTCAAGCACAATTTCGGTTTTAAGGTCGTTAATCGGCTCTATGACAGACTTTTTACATATAAACGATAAATTAACCGTGCCATCTAGGTTTTGAGTAATAGTGGGCTTATTTGTAATTATCGTAATCATTTATATCTCCTATGAAATATCGCCAAGAAATCTTTATCAGGGTATTCTCTCTCAAATGCTTCCTGCCCTTTTATTCGTAGTGCTTCCATTTTTTGATAGTTGCTATGGACTTCTCTATGGCAGTTTCTACAAAGTGGGACAATCAGTTTATATAATGTTGATTTATTCCTATTTGAGTTAGATAGTATATGGTGCCACTCAATTTGATAAGGACTTCCGCATAGATAACAATGTTTCATATCATCAGTCAGTATGCTTGGCTTGTTTGGATCAATTTTAGGTTTTTTCATAATTAGAATGGTAGGTCGTTATCAGGAACAGGGAAGTCTTGGCTTTCTTCGGTTTTTGGTTCTTCATCTTTTCTTTTTTCTAGGAATGAGAAATCATTTACGATAACTTCTAGTGAGCTTCCTTTTGTGCCATCGGTTCTAGTGAATGTCTTTTGTGTTAATCTTCCACTAACGCCTATCAATGCCCCTTTATCGTTTTGACAAATAAGTTGTGCCAATTTACCAAATGCTACACACGGAATAAAGTTTGTTTTGTTTTTGTTTTCATCTACCGCTAATGTAAAGGTGGTGTAAAAGTCGCCTAATGGGGTGTTTCTTAATTCTGGTGCGGTTGTTGTTCTTCCGCAAAGTGTTATATTGTTAATCATTTTCGTTCTCCTTAATTGTAAATCTAATACTTTCTTTTGTTGTTGTTTCCTTTGATACTTTTTCGTAAATATCTGGGTATTCAGTTTTAAGTTTGGTGGTATCTACTATCTTTCGTGTTGAACCATTTACTATTGAAATTGAGATAACTTCATCACTATAACTAGATAAACCGTTATTTTTCATAGCTTCCACTAAACAATCTTTTACTAGGTCTAATTGTGCTTCGGCTTCGGCTAGTTGTTGCTTGGCTTGGCGAATGATTGCTACTGCTCTATCTCTAACTTCAATTTGATTGTCAGTAAGTAGTAAGCGGATATTATATGGGTTTTTATCTTCGTTTCTATACCATTCTATAAGTTCTTCCACTTTTGTTGTAGGTTTAGTTGGTAGGTCTTTAACCTTTAACTCGCCTGTCTTGGTAAAATGAAACACTTGTAATTTTGAGATAGGTTCTTTTTTGAGTTCCCATAAGTATTTATAAATGCTCTCTTGCCACGATACGCAATCAGTATGAATAGTGGATGTTGTTTTGAAATCTACTAAAATGAGATGTCCGTTTTTATCTTGTAATATACAATCCACAGTTCCAGCGATGATGTCGTTATGAACCATAATCTCGTTTGCGATTGGTTTAAGCTCGTAAAGTTGAATATATTTAATAAAGTTTTCTAGTTCAGTTGTAAAACCGACAATACCTTCTTTACAATAGTTTTCAATCTCTTTATGAACCAATGAACCACGCTCACTAGCACGATTTAAGACTTCGCTATTTACCACTTCGTAATTTGGTGCGATTTCAGCTTTCTTTAATAGTTGAGTAACCGATATTAGTTCTTCGCCTTTTTCGTTGGTATAACGATGTAGTGTTTCATCAAACTTAATACACATAACTAATTCCCCTTATTTTGCTTTCTCTTTTTGTTTAAGATTGCTTCTACTTGGTTAAACTTTAATTCAGTAATAGATACTTTGTAATAAGTGCAAACATCTTCTACCTTAATGCCATAACCTTTTAACTCGTTGAGTTGGCTTTCAGTTACGGATAGGTCGCTAGTATCTGGTAAAACTTGGCTTGTTTTAGTTTCCTTTTTTGGCTCGTTGTCACCTTTGTTTGTAAAATCACTATCTTTTGTGTCATCAATAGCGAATAAACCATTAAGGGCATACTTTCTAGCGTAGGAAGAACACGAACCTGTAATCTGCGATTGATCCATCCCCTTCTTTGTATCTTCTTCTCTTGCTAATGCGGACACGCTTATTGAACCTTCTTTATCGGTTAAGGTGGCGGTTGCTTTAACATAGTATCTTTCTCCCACTAAAATTAGGTCATCGCTTAATGTAATAGTGGCGTTTAATTTGGCTAGGATAGGTTTAACTGCTTCTAAAATATCTTCACAGCTTCTATACTTGTATCCCCCAAATGAATTGGTTTGGCTTTTTGGTGCTTTAAGTTCTTGTTGAATTTTTAATAATGTTTCGTTTGTCATTTTTTTAATCTCCTATTAGTTCTTTTAATTCTTTTGTTGTTTTGCCTAAAATCTCGGCAATAGTTCTAAAATGTTTTGGGTGTGGTAGTCTTTTGTCAGTTTCTATTAGACTATAACTTGTTATTGAAATGCCTATCTTTTCAGCGATTTCCTTTTGGCTATAAAACTCGTTCTTGCGATAGCTCTTTAATAATTTCCCTAGAGTTATTTTCTCCATTTATTCCCCCCTTTCTTCAATTTCTCTTAATAAGTTATCAAGTATAGTAGTAATGTTTCTTAAATCTGTGAAACTAATATCTCCCACTACTCTAAACTTACTTGCCATTTGGAAGTGATCCCATACATCAAAGATAACCTGTGTTTCTCCTGTGCTTACGCTTCTAACTTGAATTTCATAAGTATTGTCATCAAAGTTAAGGATGTGCGTAATTACATAATACTTTGGTAAAATCTTTTGGTTCAGTTCCTTTTTGAATTGTGTAATTGTCATTGTCTTTTCTCCTTTTGGCTTCTTGCCTTTGACACTTATAATTATACATATCTAAAAATGCTTGTCAATACTAAAAGTTAAAAAAAAGTTAAAAAGTTATAAAACCATAAGAAAAGTAATTTTTTTTCATAAACCTATTGACATTATTATTATTTATCCTTTATTATATAGGTGCTTACAAAAAGCAGAAAGAGAGTTCAAATATGGAACAAAAAGAAAACAAAAAAGTATTAAACAAAGATGAAGAATTTATCGCATTTATACTCCAAAACGGTATAGATGTAGAAGCATTAAGGAATTCAAGCGACCACGAAGATTACTGCGAAAGATGTGATATATGCTTGGAATACAACGAATGGTGCTGGTTAAAAAACTTGGTAGAAGGTTATGATAAATCATTCAAAGGGGTTAAAGTTAAAGTCCCTAACGATTATGTCAGTATGGAAAGTTTAGAAAGGGAGTATTTTTAATATGGAAGATAAAGCACTTGATAGAGCTAGAAATAGTCATTTAGCACAAATGGATCAATTAAAATACGCTATTGATGTCGCAAAGGAAAATGACCTAGACCACAAAGACCTAGACAAAGAATTCCACCCTTATTATTATGTAGGAAGTAAAGACAATGAGAGAGAGTAGTTGCCTTCGCATACGAAAACTTACCCCGCTTGAATGTCTTAAACTTATGGGCTTTGATGAGAACGATTATAAATCTCTTGTGGAATGGGGACAAAGCGATAGTTCTATATATCACTGCTCTGGGGATAGCTTGGGAGTTACCTTATTCGCTTGTCTAGTGGGGGAAATGACCGATATTGACTACCGAAAAAGAGTAGAAGATTACATAGAAACATTAAAGGACTAAAAAATGGGAAAGAAGAAATACGAAGAACTAAAACCGAAAGAGCGGATAAACCATCTTACCCTTATTGAACCCGTATATAAGTTTGATGAAAACCGAAAAAGGACTTATTGGAAGGTAAAATGCCGAAATTGTGGGGAAACTAAAATAATAAGGGAAGATAACTTAAAGTCTGGGAAAATAAAGGCGTGTGGTTGTATGTCAAAGTCAATTTACGCTAAATATATGTATAATAGGAGAGTATATGGA